TAAGCTAACTCTATCTCATTGTTTGCAGTGATATCGTATGTAGTACCAGCGCCAGTACCAGTAGAGGACTGTGCTACGAAACTAATTGTTGTACCAATTACGTCTGCTACGTCTACAGAAGGAATCTGTAGTTGAACGGCAGGCATAGTTACTTCAACACGGTTACCAGTTGTTCCACCAACGTTAACTATAATCTTGTAGTAGTTTTCCGTTGATGTATTAGCAGTAAGTGACTTCATTAAAGCACCAGTATCGGTTGTTCCAGTACCAGAACGTAAGTAAGCACTTAGAGATCCAGTAACAGATCTTGCACCTGCATAGTATGAACTAAGAGGCTTGTTTACTGTTCCTAGCTCTTCTGGAGTTAGGTAAGTGATGTTGTTTTCAAGGGATATAGAACCGCCCGTGATTGGAACATCAAAAGATTGAACACCAGTTGCGCCTACTTCTTGTAGTACAATAGTAGATAGCTTATTAGTAATAAAACTGTCGCTAGCTGCTACAGGTACTCCAGTAGCTCCAAAAGTTCCAGATGCAGTAACTTCTTCTAGCTCTTGCCCAAAACCTGTCCAAGCTACTGTAGCAATAGCATCAATAGAGAAGTCTAGTTCAGCAGAAGTAATCGCAGCATTTTTAACTACATAGAATACTTGGTCTACTTCAAATACTAAATGGAAGTTTTCCATTTGGTGAGCGTTAGAGTTCTCCATAGTAAGTGTACCACCGATGATACTGTCATCCCATGCGGAGCCTGCTGCATTAACTGCTGCTACACCACCGAAAGCGTTCCATAGGTACTTTTCAACTGCAGATATAGTGTTAACACCTTCACCGTCCGTAGCTGAAACGTACGGGCGAATGTATGTGCTCATAGACCAGTCTACTGGGTTGATTGCAGTGTTGAAAGATCTAGATGCACGGTTAGGTGTTGCACCTGCCTCATCTAGTTGAATTTCCTGTGTAGCAGTACTCTGTGAAAAAGAGTAACCATCTAATACAGGAACTTCCCAAGTATTACTCGCGTTGAAGTCACCGTAAGTAGTGGTGACTCCAGTTAGAGGAGCAGTTGAGAAGTATACTTTAGTATTTCTACTTAAATTTACAGCCATTATATTATCCTTTTGTTATACTTGCTCTTATAAGAGTTAAACAGTGATCTAACCAGTGTTGATGTGTTATACTTATAGAACATGATATTGAATTATGATACTCATTTCTCCAACTCCATAGGGAGCCAGTAAACCCTCATCAGAGGATATCTGGGATATGAGTATCTCTGTTGTGTCCATTCCAGTAGTGTACGTTAGTTGTCTATTGGAGTCTAGGACAGATTCTACGTCTACCAATAGCTTCTCAAGCTCACTTACTGGGTCCTCGTCGTACACATACATACGTATAGTTACGTTTAGAAACCCCCACTTAAAGTTACCTGGTAGATACTCTCTTCTCTCACTCCCTGCAACGACTGACACAAAAGGAAAGTCGTTTAGCTCGTCCCAAAATACTAGTTTTGATTCTACGTTGTTAGACACATCAATATTATAAAATCCAGAACCATCAATGCCCTTTAGTTTTTCAACTAGAGCCTCAACTATTGCCCCTCTTGATTTTCCTATCATTGTCTAACCGTCCTTATATCGTATCTTGCGTGTATAAACCTAGTAGCTATCTCTCGGATAGACTGGTCTATTAATCTTCTAGGGTTCTTAAACTCACCCCATTTGTCCTTTCTTTCAAAAGTTTCGTAAGGTCGTTTCATATAGGTATAGTAAGCTGTGACCTGTTCTTGACGGTGCCTTCTAGCTACACTAGAGGGAGTAACATTTATGCCGTTTACACCTACAGACTCCGAGAATCTACCCGTTCTGTAAGTCAGGGCAGGGGCTCCCATGTTATCCGCAACTGTGGCACTTATCAGTCCGTCCATAAGCTTAGTTAGGGATGTTGGAGACCTCCAGTGTCCACGTGGGTCTTGGATATAGTTCCTAATGTCCCCTTTCTTGGCTACCGCTTTCTTAGGTTGCTTCTTTATATGTTTAGTCTTACGTTTTACTTTAGAGGAGGCTTTTAGTCTCTTAGACTTAGACTTAGCCCCAGTTTTATATCGGCTAGACCCAGAGAAGTTTTTGAATAGACTTTCCTCTATCATATTATCTATCATCTGGTCCATAGCTGGACTGGCTTTTTGCTCTTCCCAAGGTACTCTAGAAGCATACTCGGATAGGCCATCTATAAGTGCTGGTAGGTACTTAGACCTAAAGTGCTTCATGGCTCTGTCTAAATTTTCCTTTTCTTCCTTTCCTCTATTATCGGAGGCCGCCTCGTAGGTTACCTTCATAAATTTCTGTACTGTAGACATAATCTCATTGCCGTCAATACCTATAGTAGCCTTTAACTGGGCTTCCCCGGTATCGTCTATAGTTTTGAGCATATCTATCATTATTTTAATAGGTATGTTACCCTTGCCTATATTATAGTTTATGTCCTCAGCTATAATATCTAGTACTCCCACTCTATCCTGCTGGGTAGACTCAAATTCTCGTATAACCTGCGCTAAACTAGATTGGAATATATCTTCCATTTGGGTAAGTATTAGGTCTGTTATATGACCAATATCTGCACCGGGGGAGGTGGTAGGGCTTCTAGTTACACCTGCGTACCCAAAGACCTTTCCCTGCATAGCTCTTCTAAGCCGTATGAGAAAAGAGTGGGTAGATTGACCTGTGAAAGGGCTGTTTTTAATATTACGGATAGTTAGTACTGTGTTATCCCCATTCCAGCTCCAAGAGAACTGCCCCTCTCCCGCTCTTCCTCTATTACCCTTTAGTCCTGGGGCATGCATGTCTAGAGCCTTAGTAAATTCTTTTACAGCTTTTCTATAGTGTGCCTCAAAGTCCTTTAAGGGTACGGCACCTGTAACAGAACCGCTTCTTTCAAATATCTCTATATTGGTATTATAGTTAGCCTGAATACTGGTTTTATCAAATACAACTTGGTAATCTGAGTTATTGTTTACTAGTCTTCTAAGCTTTGTTAGATTGGAAGACATAAAGTTCCTGGAGAATGCGTTAGCTAGCTTCTCTAGATCCCTTGCTGCCATTACAGTAGAATTCTATAGTAGTTCAGTACTCGGGCAATATGAGGAGGGAAGTTAGATACCTGCTTATTATTATGAGCTCTAGATATGTTGCTAGGCTGCTTAGACATCATCATTACTTCTTGAGTAGCTTCTTTCTTCATATAAAAGGTTAGTAAGTCCATAGCAGCTATCTTTAAGTCACTAGGTACTGTGGCAAACCCTGCTCTATATGTCAGCTCTACAGACCTGGGACCAGAGGGCAATAACTTGTTACTACCTGTGCTAGAGTCGATTCGAGTTATTACACCCTCCTCTACAATATAGTCTGAGTCCTCCGTAAGGGACACGTAAGGCTCAATAGGGTTACTACGTATTTTTAATGAGGTTACAGATATAATAGGTACTTCTTCTACTAATAAGGAGTCGCCTCCAGAGTTGAAGTACTCTATTTTATCCGTAGTTACATGGTCTATGAAAGACCTATTACAATGTGTTTTAATAATTGCACTTACAACGTCAACTAAAGTGCTTATCTGAGTGTCAAACTTGTTGCTAGTAATACCTGCGTATTGCTTATAGTCTGAAACTAATATTAGGCTGGCCACTTGTTGAACTCCTTTAAATGCAATTATTAAAACAGGCGGCCGAGGCCACCCGTTATTTACGACTCTATATTACGAGAAATCGTATGTAGCGATAGCTACAGCAGATCCAGCGATAATGTCGCTAAATCCGAAGCGTTGAGTAGCAACGATTACTTGTTGCTGCTTCTCTACGTAGTAGTCAGACTGTACACGTAGTCCACGGATACGTGGCATTACGAAGTTAGACGTTGCACAGATAACTGCTAGTGCTGCGCCGTCTGCTTTAGCAGGCATTTCCGGAGAAACAACTACTGGCATACCGTACATAGAACCAACTTGACCGTTGATCTTAGTAGAAAGACCGTTAACTTCATTCAAATGAGCAAAGTTATCGTCTTCTAGTAAGTCCCAGTAAGTCTCTTGGTTTACAACACAAGTTAGAGAAGAAAGGTCAAGACCCCACTTACCTAGCATACGACGTGTCTGTAGTAAGTCTTTAGCAATTACTTTACCAGTACCTGCTGTACCAACTTTAATACCGTTAGAGTAGCTAGCACCCATAGTAATTAGACCATCAAATGGACCAGTAGAAGCAGCTACAGAAGCGTTAAGTAGTGCGTTCTCAGTTGCACGAGCATGACCACGTACTAAACCGTCACGGATTAGAGGTAGTAATGGGATGATTGCATCTTCGTCAGTCTCGTCAGTTAAGTAAGACTTAGAAGCCATCTTATGAGTCTGTAGTAAGATTTCTGTTAGTGTAGTAGTCTTCTCAGCACCTGTAGTAGTATCATTACCGTAAGTAGAAGCAGAAACCCAGTCAGCCATTGCTGCATCTGGAGCGATTGGCAATACCATTGTAGCTTGGTTCATATCGATTGTACGGAACATCGGAGCAACAATTAGTTTCTCTTGGATATCACGTTCAAGGTTAGTAGATACTTCTTGCTCGTACTTATCAGAAGATACTTGCGCAGAAGAAGATGTGTTTAATTTCTGTACTAAACCTTGGCCGTACTTAGTATCAAACATTCCTTTCTTAGTAACAGTAGCTAGTAAAAATGCTTTTTCAGCATCTTCGATAGCGATGTGTCCTTCTTTAACGTCAGCAAATGTCATCTTAGAGCGTTGCATAGCTTGAATCTCTGCAGATTTAGCTTTAAGCTCTTCGCCCATTTCATTTACGATGTCTTTAAGAGATGAAGTTTCAGATTCCATCTTCTTAGTGATCTCTGCCATTAAGCGCTCTGCGCCTGTAGCACCCGCTTCGATAGCGATTGTTTTATTAGCTTCTGCTGCAGCAGCTGCTTTAGCCTCTACGTCTGCGATT